ATTAGCCGATATGGTCTTGCGAGTCGGCGGACTTAGAGATTTATCAGATGAGGAGAGGGTCAAAGCAGAGACACTTGGCTATCTGCCTGCTTTTGTTCTGCCTGGTATGGCGGTATCAAAAGCGCTGTCCTATGTTCCTGCTGCTAACTGGCTAAAGACCGTCTTAGGCGCTGGTCTGACCTTTGCCACTACTGATGCCGCCCTGCAAGAAAGTAGAAAGCTGGTCACAGGCCAGCCAATCGACTGGAGTGGAGTACATCTACAAGGTGGTATAGGTGTTTTATTCGGTACAGGTGCTGTAGCCGTTAATGCCGCTATGAGCGGTATAGCCAAAGGCATAGAAAAATACTGGGGTGAGAGAGGTATTGAAGTTGCAGAAAAGATACGGATGAAGTATCCTGCTGGAGAACGGCCTACACTGGCAGAGCAGACAGCCAAACAGGAAGCTGAAGTGCGGTCTGACGTGACAAAAATAAAAGATATTTTCCGAAAAGGCCGTGCCAACAGAACGCCTGAAGAAGAGGCATTTATCGACTCGATGCGAGAAAAATATGTTACAGGCAAACCGCCTGAGGGGTCAGCGATGGCTGAGCCAGTTGTTGCCGAACCAGTTAAACCGGCTGTTGTAGAGACGGTCAAGCCGTCAGAACCAGTCGCTATTGCAGTCAAGAAGCCGCCTGTCAGCCCCGTAGAGGTCAAAACTCCTGAAATACCTGCCGTAGTCGGTCAGGAGGGGACTATACCTCTGGTGCAATCTGCCCCCTCTCCGCAGAAGCAGGCGTGGGTTACTATTCGTTCAATGAAATTACCAGAGAACACAGAACCCAAATATAAATACGATGTTCAATCAGAAGAACAGGCGACACAAGCGGCCTATACCAAAGCAAAAGAAACGGGCAAAGAACAATATGTTTATGCTACGTCCGAAGGGTTGAGAACTTCTGCGATTCAACCACCAATAACGCAAAATCATTTTGCTGTACTGCCGGATGGAACGGTAGAGACAAGGGTATCGCAATCTTCTGCGGACGCTATGGCTTCAACAATGGGTAATGCTGCCAAAGACGGTCGCCGACAGATATTGCAAAACAGAATTAAACGAGGACAGGATACGGGAACGAAACTGCTTGAGGAATTTAGAGGCGAACAGTGGGCCGACGCCGCCCTTGCTAAGACAGAGCAGGGGGGAGAGATGCCAAAGGTTTTGGCTGATGCTAAAAAAATCAGAGATGCTTTCCCTTATGTTGGTACTCGTCCTTATGAAGGCACACCACCATATCAATTACCAAAAGGCGGCGGCAAAGTATGGGTAGAGGTTTACGATTCAAGAGAAGGCGTAGATGCGCCAAGATTTGAGGTCGTTCCTGTTAGGGCGAACAAAGGCGCAAGGGCAAATAAAGCCGATGCTGTTGCGTATCTTGAAAACCGTTTTGGCAAAGGTATTGATGAAAAAGTAGCACAATGGGAAAAACAGCAACAGCCCCCCGCAAAGACAGTTGAACCACCCACCACACCAGAGCAGAAGCGTACCGCCACCGACGCTGAGTCCGAGCAGGACTTGCGAGGTCACATAGACAATCCAGATAAGCCTCCGCCCTCCGCTCGTAATAAAGGTATCGCTCTTGTCCCGCCGCAGGTGGAAGAAGTCCTGTCATTCTTAGAACGCGGTGCAGATGCAGCCAAAGGCGTACCCATTACGTTCAGCTATGCTGTTCGCGGTGCAGCCAATCATATTGAAAAAACATATACAATGCCAGAGGGCAAACAGCTTGCCGCTGACATACGCAAAATATCTTTTGAGGCTGACCGTCATAAAGCTACCCAGATGCGCCGCATCGAGACCGAAGCAGGCTTAAACACTCTGACTGAAGAGGAAAAGATACAGCTTGTTCTGCTTGGTCAGGGTCGTATCGACCCCAGTAAGGTGTCATCTAAGGTGCTGTCAGTTGAAAAGCAGGTAAGAGCTATTTGGGATGAAGACTTGGACGCCGCCAACATAGCAGGGTACAAGCGTAAAGTAGGCGACCAGTGGATGCCGTTGAAACGCACCGAGCGATGGATGCCGCA